GCCGTACACCATCGAAGAGGACTAAATCATGTCAGTGGGATATTACATCGGCAAAGGCGACATTGACCTGATGCTCGGTGCCGTCGCAGTTGACGTTAGGGAAATCCTGACCCGCGGCAACCGGCACGTCTCATGTCTCGCGAACATCACCGACGCGCAGCTACAAAACATGGGCTACACGGCGGCCGACGTGTCCCTTATCCGCAACGTCGCCGCAGACATTTTGACCCTCGAGCAGATCATCACCGGGCAGGCGACGCTGGCCACGGTACGGGACTTCACGGCGAACCTCAGGCAGCTCTACGGGGCCAACTAACCCCCTTCCCTTCACCATTCAGCCCCAATAGGAGCCCCGCATGACGTTTTCAGCAACGCCATTTGCCCTGCAGAACGGATCCCACAGCGCCGATCTGTTCCGGCAGGCAGCATCATCCCTCGTCCCCCCGGGCGGAGGCGTCGTCACCACCGGGGACCTCGCCGTCACCCAAACCGGCACGCCCTCCATGAACGTCAGCATCGGTGTCGGCCGGATCTGGATTCCCGGCACCAACGTCGGCAACGTCACCGGTGGCAACTTCTCCTCGCAGGCCATGTACTACGGGCAGAACGCGTCCGCGTACACCGCATCCGTGACCACATCCGACCCGATCAACCCGCGCATCGACGTCGTCTACGCCGCAGTTCAGGACTCCCAGTACGCCGGAATCACCAATGCCGGCACGCTGGCCGTCGTCGCCGGCGCCCCAACCTCAGGCGCGACCTACCCCACGAACGCTCCAGCCATCCCGGCCAACGCCATCGCACTCGCATGGATCACAGTCCCAGCCAACGCATCATCCATCACCAACGCCAACATCACGACCCTCGGCAACGCATTCGCCCGCAAGTACGTGGAACTCGTATCAACCCCGTTCAACATCCCCGGAGCATCAACCTCGTGGGACGTTGGGGCGCTCACAATTGACGGCACATACACAGCGAACAACACGTTCTGCAACACCACCGGCGCGGCATCCGGAGCTTTCAACATCACCGAATCCGGCGTGTACGCCATCACGTCCAACACTATCGGCGCCAGCTCCCCCGGCAATGCGTGGATCTCGATGCACCGGGGCCCCAGCGAAATCATCGTCACGGGCAACACGACCGGTTACGCGTGGGAAATCTCCACCGCAGCGACCTTCTACATTCCGGCTGGGCAGTACGTTCGGTTTATTGCCATGTTCACGACCGCCGTCAACTCGTGCGTGACCCGTGTGCGCCTTACGAAGATTTCAGGCTGATCGCCATGGACAACGACACTCCACCCCGCGCCGCTGAATCCGTAGAAGTCGTCCTGGCCCGCATGGACGGCAAGCTTGACCGCATATGGGACAAGTTCACGGATCTTGACCCGCGTGTCGGAAAGCTTGAGGACCGGATGAAAATCCAGGAAGACGTGACCCTCACCCTCACGAAGGATGCGCAGGCAGAAAAGGCCAAGGCCGAAGCCCTCGCGTTCGCGCTCAAGGAACAGGACGAAGCGCGCCGTAACCAGAGCGAGCAGACGTGGACGCCGTTCCAAAGGCTCATGACGGTCCTCGCGGGCGTCGTTGGCGTCGCGGGTCTGATCATCCTCTTCTACTCAACCGTCAAGAGATAGGAGGCCAGCATGAGCGACTACACCCTTCAGGAGCAGTACAACTCCAAGAATCAGGTGGCCGGGCAATCTGCTGGCGACGTGTGGCATCTCGGCGCCCGACGAGTCACGAGCATCACAATTCACCACTGGGGCCTCAAGGGGCAGCAGTTCGATACCGTCCGGGACTTCCTTTGCACCAACGACACGCCGACGAGCGCCCACTATGTGGTGCAGGACGGCCTGGTGGCGTGCATCGTCTCCCCGGACGACTGCGCATTCCATGCAGGCAACGCTGAGGGCAACACCTTTAGTGTCGGCATCGAGTGCAGGCCGGAAGCGACGGACGGCGACTATGCCACCATCGCTGAACTAATCAGGGATATCCGGGCGATCTACGGGGACATTCCCCTCTACCCCCACAACCACTGGTTCAACACGGCATGCCCTGGAGATTACGACCTGGCCCGGCTCGACGCGCTGGCCCGCGGCACCACCATCACAACCCAAAGCGCAACCACCAAGGAGTGGGACGAAATGGCAACACCAGAAGAAATCCGCGCCGTCATCCGCGACGAGCTGATGCAGTCCGCGAAGCAGGGTGACCAGGGCCGTGCGCTCGCATGGTTCAACTGGCGTGAACACCCGATCCCCGGCTGGAACGGTGACGTGTCCGCAGCGGCCCGGCTGGCGGGTATTGACCAGGCCGTGAACGACATCCGCAACCAGATCGGAAACCTGCCCGCCCAGGTCCTGAACCTGGAGTTCACACTCACGGACGGCACGCTGACCAACATCTCCGGGATCCTTGATGCCATCCACGCAGCCCCCGCCACCGTGACCAACGTGACCGGCGCCAGCATCGACGTGGACGCGCTCGTGTCCCGGCTCAAAGCCGAACTGCCGGCTGCCCAGTTCGAATACTTCAAGACCCAGATCACCAAGCCCTAAGGAACCTCTCATGACCATCGCATTCTGGAAGGCCGCCGCTGAGCGCGCCGTCAAAACCTTCGCCCAGTCCATCCTCGCCCTGCTCGGCACCGGCTCCGTCGGCATCACCACGCTCGACTGGCTTGGCATCGTGTCCGTGGCCGCCACAGCCGCCCTCGCGTCCGTTCTCACGTCCCTCGCCTCACTGTCCACCGTGACGCCTGCTGGGGTCGTAGAACAGCCCACGGCGCTCCCCGCCATCATCGGCTCCATCGACGTTGCCCCCGCCACCGTGTACCCCGCCGCAGCAGTCGCAGCCGCAAGCGCACCCGTCATCGAACCAGTCACCGTCACACCAGTGTTCGAAGCACCCGCAGTGGTCCCACCCGTCGCGTAACCGCACAAACGAAAAGCCCCGCTCTCCATACCGGAGTGCGGGGCTTTTCGCGTTTAACCTTCGAGGGCCTTTTGGGCGATGTTGGCTCCGACGAACTGGGCGTCTGGGAGCAGATGTGAGTACCGGTCCATCGTTGTGGTGATCGACTCGTGGCCTAAGCGTCTGGACAGGTGGAATATCTCCATGCCGGCCGCGACCATCCATGACGCGTGACTGTGCCGGCAGTCGTGAATCCGCGGCCATTCCGCCTTAGGTATCCCGGCCGCCTTCAGTGCCGGGCTCCATGCCCGGTTGAATGTTGATCCTGACCGCATGACGCCGCCGCGCTTGAGCGTGAACACGTAGCCTTTGCCGGACGCTGCAATGGCTTCCCGGATGGCATCGACCGTGGACGGCGCCAGGGACACTGTGCGCTTGCTCCGTTTCGTCTTGGGCGGGCCGATGTAGTAACCGCCGTCGCCGTTCTCTTTCCACGCCTTGGTGATGTTGACGGTGGGCGTGGGCCCATCAAGCTTGAAGTCCTTGGCCTCGAGAGCGGTCGCCTCGCCGAAGCGAAGCCCGGTGCCGACCAGGAGTTGGAAGAACGGGATGAAGTGGGCGTCCATGTGGGCGATGATCCGGTCCCATTCGGCGCGTTCGATGAACCGGATGGGATCATCCGTGGCAGTGTTCTTGGGAAGTTTCACGCCCTTGCAGGGGTTGTCCGGGCGGACACCTTTGCGGACGGCCGTAGTCAGCGCGGCGGACAGGAATCCGTGCTGGTTGGCGATTGTTTTGGCGGACAGTCCCTTGCCTTGCATGTGTTTGATCCATGCCACGATGTCCTCATGCGCGAGTGCAGTGACTTTGCGGCCGCCAATGGTTCCGGCGAAGTGGTTTTTGATGTCGCGGGTGTAGCGGTTGGTCTGGTACGGGCCGACGTCGGTGAGCTCGGCAATGTGCGTGGCCATCATCTCAGCGAGTGTGGGGCCGGTGAGTTTCCCGTCGCCTGCTACGCGTTCGGCCTGCTTGAGGGATTCGCCGTTGCTGGAGATGAGGCGCTTCCACGTTTCGGCTTCTTCGGGCGTGTTGAAGGTCCAGCGTTCGGGCTGGCCGGTGTCCCGGTCGCGCCATTGGACTTGGTAGCTGTAGCTGCCGTCCTTGCGTGGGCCGCGCTTCTGAATGGATGCCATAAGGCCCCAGTCTAGCGGGTGTTTGGCGGATTCTCTGATGACATTTTTACTGTCTCTGATGACTACATCCGTGTAACCCGCTAGATCTAGGGCCTAAATACGTGGAGATGGGGGGAATTGAACCCCCCAAAGCCCCATATAAACACTGGGTTGTGTCATCACTGGACTAGTCTTTAGTTGCAGTTCAGTGTTTTATTGAACACAGAACAACCGGTCAATGTCATCCGTGATGACCAACTTTTGAGCACTTTTTGGGCTCTTCTCAAGCCTGTTTGCCGCAACACGCGACAGCCATTTTCGACTGTCTGAGGATAATCACCCACGCCCGGATCCCCCCTTCGCTACGAGCACCGCAGCCAGCGATGCGAGTACGTTCCGGTCCTCCGGCGCCAACCCGCCCGCGCCCGGCAACACCAGGTCGGACTCGTTGCCTTCGCCCACGTCCAAGCCGACCTGACGGGCCGCGGCTAGCAGCACCTCAGTCTCGGACACGCCAAGACCTGCAGCGAACGCCCGAACCGTCACCGGGTCCGGCAGCAGCTTCCGCTCAAACTCCGGGGACGCCCACTGCTGCCATGAGGACAGGGTCGAATGCAGGCCCACCCCATCGGCCCGGTCCTTCAATTCCCGGAACGACCGCTCACCCTTCGCGTCTTGGATCAGGGCGGCCAGGGTCGGGCCACTCATGGCACCACCACCGATCCGCCGAGTTTGTCTTTCAGCTTCCCGAGCGCGGACGCGTCCGTCGACTCAATGATCCAGCGTGGCCCCTGCAGTGACGGAGTCTTGGTGAACCCCATCATCACCTTCCCGGTGATCATCGCGTCATCCGTGGTGAAAACATGCAACCCAAGGTTGGCGGAGCACTTCACAAAGTCCTCGGTACCGTCCTTGGACGGATCCGCATGGTCCCCCGGGCAATCAGTTCCCGACGCCACCACAGCGTCCCGCAGCTTGGACGCGTTCTCGTACGTAGCATCCTTCGCCGGGCCACCACATGCGGCCACTCCCAGCACTATCAAAGGCACCCAAAGCAGCCGTTTCATTTGTTTCCATTCCCAGTAAAGGCCGACCCATCATGGCCGGCCGCTTTTCAATTCCTACGCAACGAGAACACCTTCGGGGTGCTCCGCCGACAACTCCACTCCGATGCACCGAACCGCGCACACATCCAGCATCAGCCTCTCCAGTTTCGAGAGGCCCATCAGCCGCGCATACACCAGCTCGCGATCCACGTTCAACATCACCGCCAAAGCACTGATATCACTGCACGCAATGTACGCATCCAATAGTGCCCGAAATGTGATGAAATACTCTGCTGTCATCTTCTCGACCAGCATCTCCCGCGCCAACCTGACGCCGGGAGTCCCGCACGGTTCATGCTTGAGGATCTTATGGAACCTCTCATGCGTAACAGTCAAGCGTCTCTCGTGCCGATCCAGCCGCTCATCCGCATGTATCAGGCCTGTGGCGTGATCGTAATACCCCAAAACCTGACTGGGCATAACACCCAAGACCACACCATCCACTAGTACCCCAACCACACCACCAGATCCCCCAGCGGAATCTAGTAGCCCAAGTATTGGATTAACTTTTGGTGTTGGCAACACTCGTAATTTACATTTGTGGACACATGATTTACGCAGGTTTACTCTTGTTTTGCCACAGGTTTTGCGCGGGGCCTGGTTGGACGCTTGAAGAGCTCCCGTCGCGCCGCCAATTCGTAGTTCTCTTGGGCCGTCATCGGCCGGTTTTCGATCTTCTCCTGAATAGGTTCGGCCGGGTCCCCAGTCTTCTTGTCCACACTTTTTTGGTCATTTTCTTTCTCCTCGATCATTGTGCGGATAATCTCCGCGACTGCGTTCTTCTGACGTTCCGACAGCTTCTCCGTACCGGCCGGCATTGTGAGGGGCCTGGCAGCCACACCGGATGTGATCCCGTACAGGTTTTCGACGGGGACCCGGAGTGCTGTTGCGATTTTCTCCATGTTCTCTTGGGACGTTGACGCGCCCCTCATGATGACTGCGTTGACGACGGTGTGCCCGGTGAAGCCTGCGGCTTTGGCGAGCTGCCTTATGGAACTGATGTCTTGTTGGTTCATCAGTTCCATCCAGGGCTTCGGTATTGCTGTCATGGCTTCAATCTCTCCCTAGCTGTTCGGTGTGTCAACACAACATTTTACAGTTGCGTCCACAAATCCCAGCCGTGTAATTCCGGTGTTTCCATACACCCGTAGGTAAATCCAACGACTTTACTAATAAAAGTGTAGACAGCCCCGTTTACAAACGTGTAGTGTTCATAGCAACAGACAACAGAAACGGTTCAAGGTCTCACCGCAAAGTGTCCTGTGTCCGAATGAACACACCACACCCAAGGAGACGCAATGCGCACCACCACCGAAAGGCTCGACATCAAACTGTCCAACGCCGACCTATTCGCCCAGATTATGAAAGCGAACGGGTACACAGTCCGAACCCTCGCCGAATCCGTCCAACACATCCTCATCCGCAAACACTCCAAAGCCCGCATCAGCAAATCCACCATCGGCCACCTCCGATCCGGCGCCCGCAACACCGTCAACTCAGACGTTGCCCTCGCCATCGCCGAACTGTTCAACCTCCCCGCAAACGCCCTCTTCACCCCCAAAGTCATCACCGTCACCCGCGACATCCCCAAGGCAAGGAGCACCAAATGAGCAATCGCAACACACCCATTGAGCTCGAAACTTCCGAGGGAGATGTCTACACAGCCACCACAGGCGACTGGAACGGACAACGAACCATTACTTTGAGCGTTAGTGACCCAGCGGATGATGCAGATGGCGGGCACCTACTCGTGTTCTGCAGTAAGGATGCCGCCGGGATCATCCAGCTCATTCAGGAGGCAGCAAAGTGAGCACCACCCATCGTGCAGTAATCGAGACCTCTGTACCACCATCAATGGAACTCATCGCCGCAGGGCCGCAGGATCACTGCGAGAAGTACCTGAGCGAGTGGGTTAGCCAGCACCCACTGGGAGAGTTCGATGAAGCACTGGTCTTGGAGGTCACGGTGACAACAACAGCCGTGGAGCGCGGCGCACGGGTTCTGATCGAGGACGGCCGGTTCGGTGTTCCTTGGGAGGACGCATCCGAAGAGGACCGCGCCGAGACCATGGACCGAGTTCGGGCCATCCTTGCATCTGTCACGGGGGTCAAGTAGCCATGACCAGAGCCGCTGTCCTCGAAGACCCCACCGCACCCGACTGGACATCCCAGGCACTCGCCGCACTCGAAGCCGCAGCACTCGCCGGCGAACCATTCGATGCTTTCGCACTGACTCAGCGCGGACTCCCCCAGCCCCCGCACAGCAGCATGTGGGGCTCCCTGTTCAAGGAAGCGGCCCGCGCCAAGATCATCCGCAAAGTCGGTGTGCACGAGTCGGAACGCCCGTCACGGTCCCGCGGGCTCTGCAGAGTCTGGTTAGGCGCCTCAGCGTGACTTACCCCGAAGCTCTCCGCCACGCGGTCCACGCCATCATCGACGCCGATCTCACGGCCGCTGAAATCAGATCCGCTGTCATGTCGGTCATCCCGAAAGAGTTCCACACCGCCCATGACTGAAGCCCCCCGCACGTACACGGTCACGCAGCTCTCAGAGATCCTCCAGCTCAGGCCCGCAACAATCCGGGCCAACGCCCGCAACGGTTCCTGGCCCTACCTCGCTTTCGGGCCCCGCACCATCCGATTCACCGAACACCACCTCGCAACAATCCTCACCACATCCGAAGCAACCCCACCACAACAGCGGACCACACGCCGCACAAGGAGAACCAAATGAGATGCACCGGCACTTGGGAGACAACCGGCAACATCCGTGTTTACCGCCCCTGCAATCACAAGCCCAAGGAGAACTGACATGTCCATCCGCAAAACCACTGAACGCCACGCGAAAGCCGTCATCCTCGAACAATGCCGTCAGTTCATCGAGGACACCACATGGGACGAACCCGGGCACGTCTGGGACCAACGCGCCGAAGCCCTCGCCGCTGAGTTGCAGCACCACACCGGCGCCGACATTCCGGCCGCCATTTCGGATCTCCGCGAACTGTTGACCACGCTCGAGGAGATCCAGTCCGTTGACGCCGGCACCCACTATCGCATCGTCCTCAACCAGGCGTTGACTATCGACAACCGCCCCGACCTGTTAGACGAACTCGCCGTCACGCTCCGCGACAACGTCGCCGAGCTGTTACAAGTCTCCGCGTTCAAAGCAACCGATGAAGGACGGGCAGCCGCGTGAATGACCATGACGCGATGACGGCGATCAATGCCGTGTTGGAGCAGTTCTACCGGACGCAGCTCAACAGTTACGAAGCCCTCAACCAAATCAGCGCCATCAGTGGCGCGAACAAAGTAGACCACCAGGAGTCAGAATGAGCCAGCCCATCCGTCTCACCCGCCGTGGGGAGCTCGTGTTCGGCATCCTCTCCGCCGTCCTCGCGCTCGTGGTCCTCCCGGTCACAGCCACCGCGTTCTTCGCGCTCCTCATGGTGACCCCGTGACCGTCCAACCCCTCGAAACAGACACCCTCATCGACATCGCCGCCATGGTCGGGGAAATGGATGCTGTGCCGTGCGAACATGTATTGCACAACGAGCCGGCCAGCGGTCATCACGGCCCAGCTACTCACTATGTGCAGAAGCAATGCCGCGGCTGCGAAAAGGCGCCCACTGTATATCCAGCATGTCGGGGCTTCATCGACATGCTGGCTGCATACAAAGAATGGGAATGCCCCAAGTGTGATTCATTCGGGCCGGCATCCGAATTCATCGCCGTCCTTGGCCCGGTGACCAAATGAGGCGGCATTGCCCGCGTTGTGAACGGCGGACCTACTACCAGCGCCGCACCGGTGACTTCCGCGAACCCATCCCCGCCGGGTACTTGTCAGCGACCACGCAGGATGGTACGTGCACAACCTGCTGGCGGGTCCTCCATAACACGCACCGGCCAACAGCGAAAGGCTTGGTTGCAACGGTCTCACCGATCTACCGGCACGCCCTCACCGATGAGGAAATCATGCAAGCCAGGGTCGGTCTCGTACAGTTCTGGACCTCACGCAGGAGACGCGGAATCCCCACCGAAGGACTCCACCCGGAAGCGATCCAACGGCCCGGACTCACACTGTTGGAAGCCTGATAAAACCCGGCCGTGTTTCGTGTCGGAAACACTAGAAAATGTCACTACCAGCATGTAGAGTGTTCATATCAACACAAAACACATCCACAATCGAGAGGTCACAAAATGAGCAAGCTAAAGTTCGCAGAATTCCACAAGTTCCAGCGCCTCAACTACGTCCAGATCGCACCCTCAGGCTCCCTCGTCGCCCTCGCCGGCAAGAACAAGCAGGGAAAGTCCAGCATCCTTGACGGACTCGAAGCAGCCATCTGCGGCCACAACGGCAGGGTCATCACCCGCCCCATCAACGACGGCGCAGACAAAGCCGGGATCACCGTGGAAACCGACGACGGCCTGCAGATCACCCGCACCTACACCGCGGCCGGTTCGAAGCTCACCATCAAGGCTGGCGACGGCGCCAAGTACGGCCAGGCTAAGCTCGACTCCCTCATCGGGGCACTCGGCATTGACGCATCCCAGTTCGCCAGCCTCAACGACAAGGACCAGCTCCGCACACTCCTCGGCCTCGTTGACCTCCCGTTCGACCCATCAGAACTCGACGCCGAACGCAAGGAAGTATACGACCGCCGCACCGACGTCAACCGGGCACTCAAAGAACTCGACGGCCAGATCGCCGGACACTTCACCTACGGCCCCGACACCCCGGGTGAAGAGGTTAGCGTCTCCGCGCTCGTCACCGAATACCGGGCCGCGCAGGACGCGCACCGCAAGCTCGACGAATCACAGTCCACCTACAACCATGCCACCGCAGTTGTAGGCCACCTCCGCGAACAGCTCGAGCTTGCAGAGTCCGCAGCATCCACGGCCGCCGCCACACTCAAACACGTCGAAGCGCAGCCACTCCCGGACCTTGACGACATCCAGAACTCCATGGATAACGCCGAGTTCCTCAACGAACAGGTCCGCAAGCGCCAGGCACAGGCCGCAGTGGTCACCCGCCGCGACGCCGGGGCCAAGGTCGCCGCTGACTTGACCGCCCAGCTCGACGCCATTGAGAAGCGCAAAGCGGACGGGCTCGCCGCCGCCAAGTTCCCCGTCGAAGGTCTTGGCTTTGATGCCGACGGCGTGCTCTACAGCGGCCGCCCGTTCAACCGCGCATCATCCGCCGAGAAGGTACTCGTCTCCGCCGCCATGATGATCGCCCTCAACCCCGAACTCCGTGTCCTCATCGTCCGCAACGGCAACGACCTCGACTCCGACAGCCTGACCGCGCTCGAAGACATGGCATCCGATGCTGACTTCCAAATCTTCATTGAGATCGTCAACGAGACCGGAGACTTCGGTATCACCATCGAAGACGGCGGGGTAGCGGCATGACCCCCGCCGCCTGCTACTGCCGCGGCCACGCCATCTGCGAACAAGGCCACCACGTATGCACCGACTGCACCTGCAATGTTGACGGGGCACCCCAAGAAACGGTTGCCGGCTACGTCAACCCGTCCACCGCCAAAGAAGCCGCATGGGCACAGAAGCAGGAAGTGAACCGATGACACGACCATCCAGCACTGAAGACCTCGACGAGTACGACGTTCGCGGTCACCGAGTCGCAACCATCCCGTCCCACTACATCACCACATACCCCTCGCTTGGCATGCATCTCCTCGGGGCCCTGGCCGAAGCTGGGCGACTCGGACTGGACGTGGAAGACGGCGAAATCACCATCCCACTCACAGAGAAAGAACTGGCCACCAAGATCAAGTCCGCCCAGCGCACATGGGACCTCGGCAAGGGCGTCTATGAGAAGTATCTCGAAGACGGCCAGTGGCCCGACTCCTACTGGGTGTGGAGCGCCTACCTCAAGGCCGAAGGAATCGCCGTCCCGAAAAAGCCGGAGGCGAACCGATGAGCTGGGAACCACAAGACGACGCACCCTACGCCGAATGGATCGTCTACGGCGAAACCGGCGAAGTCATCGGAACCTACGGCCAAGACGAACACCGGGCCAAAGAAGCAGCTAGGGCATGCGGCGGCAAAGACCTCGGCATCGAAGCCCAATACGTGGAGGTCGGAGGATGAGCACGCCCGTAATCTCCGGAACTGATACCCCTGTAGCGACACCAGGAACCGCCAGGCGTGCCACCAAAGCCCCCGAGAATGGCCTGACCTTCACCCACAACGGACACCGCTATAAGCTCGACGGGCTCCCCGTCACCGGCGTGACCACCATCATCGGCGGCGGCATCCCCAAGCCCGCACTCGTCCGGTGGGCACCCCGAGTCGTAGCCGAATGGGTCACCGACCCCGACAACCGCGCACGGCTCGATGAACTGCTGGCCGGTGATCCAGAAGCCGCGATTCGCGAGCTCAAGGAATTGCCCACGAAGGTCCGCGACGAAGCCGGGGTACGCGGCACGGCCGTCCACGACCACGCCGAAGTACTCCACAACACCGGCGAAGCCGTCGACGTCCCCGAAGAGCTCGTGCCCTACGTGGAGGGCTACGCCGAGTTCCTCGACAAATGGCAGATCACCACCCTCCTGACCGAGCGCCCGGTCGCCAACCGCAAGGACTGGTACGCGGGCAAGTTTGACCTGTTCTGCACCTCACCATTCCTCGCCAACGGCAAGCCCGTCCAGATCGACCTCAAAACCTCCAAAGGCGTCTACGGGGAAACCGCACTGCAGACCGCCGCATACTCCAAGGCCGAGTTCTACATCGACGAAGACGGCAACGAACACCCACTCCCGGCGATCGCCGCCACCTACGTCGCCCACGTAACCCCGGACGGTACGGCACTCTACGAGCTGGCCCGCAACCCGGAAGAAATCGAGCAGCACTACCAGATGTTCCTTGCCGCCGCCTACACCCAAAAGACCGCCAAGCTCCGTGACGCGATCATCACCGAACCACTCAGCATCCCAACCATCGAAGGAACCCAAGCAGCATGAGTGAAGTAGCCATCCCCCAGCAGTCCGGCCAGGTCACCCAGTTCGGCGCCGCACCCATCGCCCCGACGTCAACGACTATCTCCCTGATGGAGTGGGCGCAGGAGCTCAGCGCCGCACATCAGCTCGGGACCGCGCTGTGTGGGACTGAGTTTGTACCATCATCGTTCCGGGGCAAGCCCGAAGCTGCGGCCGCCGCGATCCTTGCGGGCAAGTCACTCGGGCTTGACCCGATGAACGCGCTGGCAAACATCTTCGTTGTCTCCGGCCGCCCGTCCATGTACGCCCGCACCATGGCCGCACTGGTCATGCAGGCAGGCCACACCATCCGCCGCCTCGAAGCCACGGAAGAGCGCGTCGTCTACGAGGGCAAGCGCAAAGGCGAAACCGTGTTCACCCGTGTTGAGTGGACCATCGCCCGCGCCCAGAAGGCTGGCTACACGTCGAACAAGAAATACCAGTCCGATCCAATTGCGATGCTCACGGCGAAGTGCCAGGCCGAAATCTGCCGCGTCATCGCCCCGGACGTGCTGACGGGTATTGCCGCCACGTCAGTGGAAGAGGTGGAGCTGGATGACCTCGGCGAGACATCGGGAACGGTCGCCGCCGAGCCCAAGCCGAAGCGCACCATCACCCGGAAGCAGCAGCCTGCCCCGGAGTTGCCCGCCGCCGTGAATGATGCGCCGGAGCCCGAACCGGAGCCGGAGCCGGATGAACCAGCCGAGCCGGGCCCCGTGCTCGATCCGATCACCACCGCGCAGCTCACCAAGCTCAACATCATCCTCCAGGAGCAGGGACTCACGGAGCGGGGCGACAAGCTCAACTACCTGTCCACCTACCTGGCACGCCCCATCGCATCATCCAAGGACCTCACCAAACAAGAGGCCCACCGACTCATTGACGAACACGAAACGGAAGCAGCATAACCATGGCAGGCGAAACAATCATCACACTCATTGGAAATTTGGTCTCTGACCCGGAGCTCCGCTTCACGCCCAGCGGCAGCGCCGTGGCCAACTTCACCATCGCCTCCACACCCAAGACGTTTGATAGGCAGTCGAACGAGTTCAAGGACGGCGAGACGCTCTTCCTCCGCGCAGCGGTATGGCGCGAAGCTGCCGAGAACGTGGCCGAGTCCCTGACCAAGGGTATGCGCGTCATCGTATCCGGCCGATTGAAGTCCCGCAGCTACGAGACGACGGCTGGCGAAAAGCGCACTGTCATTGAGCTAGAGGTTGATGAGATCGGGCCCAGCCTCCGGTTCGCGAACGCCAAAGTCAACCGGACTCAGCGTTCCGGTGGCGGCGGTGGTTCTAGTCAAACCGGCAATGGCTCGAATGGAGGCTTTGGTGGTTCTAGTGCGCAAGCATCGCAGTCTGATCCGTGGGCGACGCCTGGAGTCTCCAACGCTGGCGGTTGGGGCAGCGGCCCCGACGCCGAACCGCCTTTCTGACCTCTCTTTTTTGCTCACCGTGTTCAGTGTTCACAACCAACAGGAGACAGTATGAGACTCGCCGACCTATTCAGCCATGATGCGCTCGACGCTGCGATACGCGACGGTTTCATCCGCCGCCAGTACCACCCGTCCGCGCCGCTCGCCATCCTCAACTACACCGAGCTCGCCCAGTTCAAACGCGAATGGAACGACGTCACCCGGGCATGCCGCGGCAAACTCCCGCACCCCACCGCCGACGCAAACACCGGCAGCGAATGGCAGCCCTGGGAACCCACCACCGGGCTTGACCCCGTCTACCTCGTGGACATTGACGGGACCGTCGCCATCAAAGGCGACCGTGACATCTACGACGGCTCAAAAGCCCACCTCGACACCCCCAACTGGAACGTCGTACGCATCATCCGCATGCTGCAGAAAACCCACCGCATCGTCTACATGACCGGCAGGGACGCCGAACACCGCCGTGTCACCGCCGAATGGCTCAAAACAAACGGGCTCATCGCCCACGAGCTCCACACCCGCCCGCTCGGCGACAAACGCAAAGACTCCACCGTCAAGCACGAACTGTTCAACCAGCACATCCGCGGCAAATACAACGTCACCGGAGTGTTTGACGACCGGAACCAGGTAGTTGAAATGTGGCGGGCAATCGGCCTGACCGTATTCCAAGTCGCTGACGGAAACTTCTAAGGAGCAACCAATGAGAAGCCCATCTGACCGGTGGAAGATCGAGTCTGACGTCGACTTCATCACCGGCAAACCCGTTTGGAAGACAACCCCGCCAAGGTTCATTTACCGGCCACACGCTGAGGGTAAACGCACGTTCGATACCTATGCCGAAGCCCTCGCACATGTCAGGTCTTCGCGGGACTCTGGGCGGACCAGCAAAGAGGTCACACCATGACCCGGAAAACACCCGACGGGCCCAGTGTCTACCCCAACTGTGGGGACAGGTCCGCCTACTACCGGCATTTGCGCAACGGAACCCAAACCTGCCGGCCCTGCAAAGACGCACTCGCCAAAGCCATGGACATTTACCGGCATTCCACGGGCAAGGTCAAGTCCAGGGTCATCCCCGACACTGTCATCGAACAACACGGAATCAGGGTCGGCGCATGAAAACGACGCTCCGCCGGCCACCCGCCACCGAGTCCCAGATCCTCAAAAACCGGTACGAAGAAGCCGTCCGCATCAAAGACGCATGGGACTACCGCCTCCGGTGGGCACAAACCGATCACGCCGAAGCCACCAAGTACGGGGGCGACACCGACGCGACCGCCCGCAACATCCGGGCCGTCGAAATCCACGTCACCGACGCCGCCGGAGAACTCCAAATCGCCCGTACCGCATGGATGACCGCCACCACCACCGAACGAAGGACCGCATGAAATTCAGTCTCACCGCCGACGCGCTCGCCGACGCCGCACAGTTCGCATCCAAGGGCATCAACCCAAGGCCGCCCGTCCCCATCCTCTCCGGACTGCTCATTGAGGCGCAGACCGGCGGGCTCCGCATCTCAGGGTTCGACTACGAGAAATCGGCCCGCACCCAGGTCGCCGCCGACGTCACCGAACCCGGGACCGTCCTACTCACGGCCCGGCTCTTCACGGACATCATCCGCAAGTTCGGCAAGAAAACCGTGACCGTCACCGTTGACGAACGAACTGCCACCCTCACCGCGGGTTCCGCCGTGTTCACGATGGCCGCGATGCCCGTCTCAGAGTTCCCGCCCATGCCTGACCTGCCTCCCACCGTGGGCACCATTGACGGGGACACGTTCGCGGCGGCCGTGGGCCAGATCATCGGCGCCGCATCCACCGACGACTCAGGACCCATCCTCAAAGGCGTCCACCTCACCTCCGAAGGCAACGACCTGACCATGCGCACCACCGACAGGTACCGCTTGGCTGAGGTCACCATCCCATGGCTGCCCGCCGGGGACGACATTGACATGCTCGTCCGCGGATCATGGCTCAACGACACCATCAAAACACTGGCCGGCGAAGCGCAAGTCCTCGCCGACGGCAACCTGATTGGTATCCGCACCGGGAACCGGGCCACTACCTCCATTGTCATCGACGGCGACTACCCCAAAATCAAGGCACTCTTCCCCAAAAACAACCACACCGAAATCACGGTGGACCGGGCAGAATTCGCGGAGATCCTCGCCCGAGTCTCACTCGTCGCCGAACGCAACACACCCGTCCGCATCACCACCACCGGTGACACCATGGTTATTGACGCCGGGACAGGGGAAGACGCCCAAGGCCAAGAATCATTGCCCTGCAAAGCGGACGGAACCGACGTAGTTTTCGCCGTCAACCCCGGATACCTGGCATGGACCATCAGCGTCACACCCAACCCGGAGATCATCTTCGGATTCCAAGAAAACCTTGCCAAACCAATCCTCGTCACCGGGGCCCCCGGCTTGCAGCACCTCATCATGCCCGTCAGGCTCCCCAAGTGAGCGCGCAGACACCGGCGGAAAAGCTCGTCGCCATACGCAAAACCATCCAAGCCGCCAAAAGGGAGGAAGAGAAAACCGTCAGGGAACTCCCGCGGGAGGAATGGAACCGGGACTACCAGTGGCGGAAGGGCCGCACACTCTCAACATCCAAGACCGTCGACGTCGAAGTTGATTTTGACATCGACAAAGATGACCTCGAAGCGCTCGGCTACCACCACGAGGACGACTGCGGCAGTGCCGGTTACGACGACATGGACGTCCCAGACCACGAGACGAACCGCCGTCGACTCTCCGACTGGCACGACGACACCCACGGCCTCACCTTGTGGGCCAGCTGCACCCACGAACCGTGCAAGATCCTCACCGACGAATTCAGGAGCTCGAGATGAGTCTCACCCTTACGGACATGTTTTGCGGCGCCGGCGGATCCAGTACGGGCGCACTCGATGTTCCCGGCATCACCGTGAAAACCGCCCTGAACCACTGGGCCCGCGCCATCGAGACGCACAACGCCAACCACCCCGAGACGGATCACGTCTGCGCTGACATTCAGATCACGGACCCCCGCTACATCGCCACCTCAGACATCCTCTGGGCCTCCCCGGAGTGCACCAACCACTCGGTAGCCAAGGGCAAGAAGCGCGTCACCAACCAGCATGACCTGTTCGGCGATTCCATCGCTGACGAGGCCGCCGACCGGTCCCGCGCCACCATGTGGGACGTGCCCCGGTTCGCTGAATGGCACAAGTACAAGCTCATCATCACCGAGAACGTGGTGGACGCCGCCAAATGGGTCATGTTCGACGCATGGCTGATGGCCATGGACGCGCTCGGCTACGAGCACCACATCGTCTACATGAACTCGATGCACGCCCAGCTCGGCGGCCTCCCGGCGCCGCAGTCCCGCGACCGGATGTACGTGATGTTCTGGCTCAAAGGAAACCGCAAGCCGAACTTCGACTTGCTTATGCCGCTGGCTCATTGCGGGACGTGCGATGAGACGGTCCGGTGCATGCAGTCGTGGAAGAACCCGAACTACCGGTGGGGCCGCTACAAAGCCCAGTACGTCTACCGCTGCCCGAACACGAAGTGCCGCAACGCCATCATCGAACCCGGCTGGCTGCCTGCCGCGTCCGCGATCGACTGGAAGCTCCGTGGCCAGCGCATCGGTGACCGTCCGCTGCGTGAATTCAAGGACAAGAAGACCGGCGACGTGACCACGGGGCGATTGGCGCCAAAGACCATGGCCAGGATCTCCGCAGGACTGCAGCGCTATCACGGCAAGGCAATGCATATTGAAGCTGCCGGAAATACCTACGACTCAGCCGACCCACGCCACCCTCAGCATGGTCAGTCCGGCGCATACATGAGGGCATGGCCGACAACCGAACCACTCAAGACGCTCCACGGCACCGCATCGAAAGCCCTACTGGTGCCTGTCGAAGGCCGGGATGGCAAGGACGCTCAGCCAGCCAGCGCCGCTATGCGCACGCAGACCACGCGAAACGAAACGGGACTGTTGGTTCCGGCTGGCGGGACGTGGAACGACGACGCCCGGCCGCTGACGGACCCAATGCGGGCACTCACCACCCGGGACGCCAACGCAGTAGTGACCGTCCCGAAGAGTCACATGCTCATGGAGTACTACGGCAACGGGCAGATGCACCCCGTGTCCAAGGCGATCCCAACGATCACCACCACCGACCGGTTCGCCATGGTCACCACCATGCGCGGCACGTCACCCGAGCACCTGGCCGCATCAAACGCACCCACCACCGACCCGTTCGGAACCTTCAGTGCCGGCGGCCAACACCACGCCGTCACCGAATGGACCGTCCCCGAAATTGAGGACTGCGAATTCCGGATGCTCGAACCCTACGAAATCAGCGCGGGCATGGCCTTCCCCAAGAGCTACATCATGACCGGCAACAAACGGGAACAGGTCAAGCAGGCCGGTAATGCCGTAACCCCGCCCGCCGCACGCGACCTGTTCATCGTCGCCGCGCTCTCACTGTCCGGAGCCGGAACGCTGGTGGCAGCATGAGCGAGTACACCACGTTCCTGAAGGACAAAGCCGACTTCGAACGCAACTACGGCGTGCCAATCCCGGCGACGGCCGTTAACCCACAACTGCCTTAGTGCCGCAAGTACTCAAAATCAATGCTCTGGACATGCAAATATCCCGGTGGTGTGGAATAATAGACCAGGCCCGCAGGTGCTGGAAACACCATACGGACCCTTACCCGCCACTTGGACAAAGCAAGAAGGGGGCTGCCTCTATGGTACCCAAAAACTCACTCTCCCACTCACTCTGGACTGGGAGAGCATCGTGGTAAAGGCTAAGAAGCCGCTCGAGCAAACACGCTACGGGCGACTGGAAATACTCGGATCTGTCACCGGCGGATGGCTCAGCCGCTGCGACTGCGGCACGGAGCTAATCGTCACAGGGACGCGTCTGCGCCACGGCCAGGTCATGTCATGTGGTTGCTATCACCGCCAGCGCCAGCGGGAAGTCAAACTCACCCATGGAATGACCCGGACGCCCACTCACACCTCATGGGTAGCAATGCGCCAGCGATGCAACAACGCCAACAATCCCTCTTGGCCCAACTATGGCGGACGCGGCATTCGCATATGCCAGCGATGGGAATCCTTCGAGAACTTTTACGCCGACATGGGCGAACGTCCTGACAGCACATCCCTCGAGCGAATCGACAATGACGGGAACTATGAGCCCACCAATTGCCGGTGGGCAACAAAGCATGAGCAGTCCGTCAATATGCGTCACACAATCCGCATTCAGTTCAACGGCCGGACCCAGTCGCTCTCCGAATGGTGCCAAGAGCTGGGTATCGGCTACTGGACGGCCCACGCCCGCATCAGACGTGGCGCGACGCCACTGGAAGCGATCACCAGATGAGCGCGGCGCGCACTCCAATCGACTGCACCCACAAGAGGGCGAACCATCAGCACGGAACCCCAGAGGCGTACATCCTGGACAAGTGCCGATGCACTCCATGCGGAGATGCGGCAGCGTCCAGGGAGAGTCGCCGCCGGAAGCTGAAGGCCTACGGCAGATACGACACTGGGAGGGTCGACGCGAGCGAAGTCCGCAGCCACCTCAAAACCCTGGCCAGCTACGGCATAGGACTGAAGCGCATAGCCAAGCTGGCCGGAGTCTCAAACGCCACAATTGGCAAGATCATCTACGGCGACCCCTCCCGCAACATGCCTCCGCGGGCGAGGGTCGAGCGCCATGTTCACGACGCAGTATTGGCAGTCAAGCCCTCACTGCAAGCCCTGTCCGGCGCCGTATCCGTGGACAGTGTCGGAACGCTACGACGCATCCAAGGGCTCGTCTGGCTCGGCTACTCCATCAGCTACGTCGCGGACAGGATCGGCGTCAACGCAAGCAGCCTGCACAGGACAATGCTTCACACCTCCGTTCAGGCGTCAACAGCCCGCGCCGTATCGAAGCTGTACATCGAACTGGAGAATCGCCCGCGCGTCGGGACCGACCACCGAAGCAGGATCAGCACGGCCCGCTCCCGCAGCATGGCCCGCCAGAAAGGATGGCTGCCGCCGGCCGCATGGGATGAGGAACTCATGGATGACCCTAAGCACAAGGGATACCCCTTGGCGGTAGCCGCCTAAGCATGAGCCAGGACACCAGATCCAAGGACCCAAGACCCTACATCACGCTGACAAACGAGTACCCCCGGCATCGGAAGATCCGGGGGCTCTCGGACGCAGCGTTCAGACTCCACGTCACCCTACTCACGACCGCCAATGAGGACAGATCCGACGGCGTCGTGCAAGAGATTGACCTGAACTCGAAAGGCCCCAAGGCGCGCAAGGAACTCATCGACGCTGGACTCGTTGAAGACCACGGCAAAGGCCACTTCGAGCTGCACCACTACCTGGAGCACAACCCGTCCAGCGCGGAGATATCAGAGCGCATCCAAGAGAAGCGGAAGTCAGGGTCGATCGGCGGCCAAAGATCGGCGCACAAGCGGCACCACGTCGATCGCGGCATCATCAATCCGGACTGTGACCTGTGCCAAAAAGTCTAAGCACTTTCTAAGCACCCGCTTAGGTTTTGCTTAGGTTTTGCTTACGAAATTTCTAAGCACTTTCTAAGCGAAAGTTAAGCACCATTAACCATTAACCACTCTCTACTCACCTAGAGCTTTTAGCTCTAGTAAGTTTTTGCTCTTCAACTTCCAAGACAAATCTTCTATCTCACCTACCTAAACGCGAGCAGTCCGAGAGGAGCAGCAGAATGGCCAGCTTCACCCAAGAACAAGCATCAGCGATCAGCTACACGATCCGCACGCTCCGGCCGGGATGGAACTACGGGGCCGTGATGAAGATCCTCGAAGGCTTCTCAACTGAGGGCCGGCCCGTCGCGGATGTGGTCACGGCTTGCTTCAGGGCAGCGCAGGACCCGAAAGCCCAGGCGCCTACCGCGATCACGTGGGAGCAGTTCTGGGTGAAGGCTGGCGGGAAAGCTGACAACGGGATGCGGTTGTGCGCTGAGTGCCTGACCCGGAAACCACTCGGGCACATGGCATCCACGCAGCCGCCGTTCACCTGCCAAGACTGCGCGGAGGCGTAGAAGGCGATCTAAGCCCCTCAAATTAGCGATACGGCCAACGACCCACAAAACGAATACCAGACGATTCTGGACGGTCAGCAGCACCCAAAGAACGTACTTCCAGCACCAACACCCAACACCAGGAGCACCCAATGACACGCAGCATGGTCAAAGGATCATCGTTTGAAAGACTCATCGCCGACTACCTCGCCACCGAGATTGACGACCGCATCGACCGGCGCGTCAAAACCGGGGCCGCCGACAAAGGAGACATCGGAGGGCTTAGACACCACGGGCACCGGCTCGCCGTCGAATGCAAAAACCATGCGGCAATGAACCTCGCCGGATGGGTCACCGAAGCCCAGACAGAAGCCGCCAACGACGGGGCCTTACTCGGCATCGTGGTCCACAAACGCCGGGGCAAAGGACAAGCCGGCGACCAATACGTGACGTTGGTCCTGTCGGATCTTGTGAAGCTCCTCAAATCAACTAACTGAACGTTCGGTCAGTAAGTACCTCATGCGGGACGCCGCAACTAAAAGTCAAACCGCGCCCGAAACCCCTACCCACCCGCCCCGTGTTGTGACATACTAGGAACACGCAACACCAACACTTCCAGCAC